GCAGATGTCTTTTCACTGGTTGCAAAGTCAGTAGTAATGTAGAAGTTGTAACTAGATTTTCTAGCTAACAGTGCACTCTTGTCATACCACTGGATATCACCTTCTCTAATGATTCGGTCATCTTCACTCATGATTCGAAGCATAAGCTCTTGGTTAAAAGCTTCTAGGTTTCCTGAACCACTAAGAAGATTATAGGACTCTAATACAGAATCATAAGTAAAACGGTCTTCCCATGAACCTTTAAACTCTTCACGAGTACAAGGAAAGTGTTCACAAACAGGGAATACGTTGACGTTCCAAGCACCAGACTCAACTGCTTTATACAATGGGTCGCCAGCATTAAAGGGTGTACCTGACCAGATAATCTTACGGTTATCAGGGTGCAATGCAGCGAAGATAGCGTTATAGATTGTTGCCTCTACGTTCTCAATAACAGTAGGAGACTTAGCATCTGTATCACTAATCAAGTCATCAAGTAGTGCAAGTACTGGACGAGAGTTGTTTTCACGAGTACCACGAACACCAGTCTGAGCACCATGACCTGTAACTACAAATCGGTTACCACTAGCATTCTCAAAGTCCCAAATGGTATCTGTGAACTTGGCTTTAGGTACATACTTCTGTAGGAAAGGACTGTTATTCCAACGACCTTCCATAGAACGACGCATCTTCTTAACACCGTTATCCATAGAGTCAGATACATAAAGGGCGTATGGGATTCTCCCCATTCCCGGTAGTTCTCCAAAGATAGCGATGTACCACATCAAATACTCTTTAACAGTGGTCTTAGCAAAACCACGGTGACACATGTTAATTGCATGACCTTTCTGAATAAGAGTATCAATAAACTTAAAGTGAACTACAGGAGTCTTGTTTTCAGGCTCACCACCTTCAATAAGTTTAATGATGTTCACCATGTTCAAAGCAAACTCACTAGGAACATATTGGTTCAAGTCGTCATAGCTAAGTTCGTTAAGATAATCCTCAACAGTCTTAGCCATTTTAGTCTTAATTGGTTCCATTAAATATGCTCCCACTTAACTTTGGCACATTTATCACATACATGGCGTTTATTCTTTCTACCGTGAGCATCAATATAAGTACCTGTAATTTTATATACATGCTTACAGCGTAATTGCTTAATAAATTTAAACATTAGTCTTCATCCTTAGAAAGAATTGGAGAATGGGCTACTTCTTTAGGAGCCAACTCACCTTCAAGAATCTTTCCTCGTTGTTGGGTCGATAGATTTGCCACAGCAGCAGCCAAGTCAGCAATAACACCAGTATCGTTAGTAGCAATATCCAATGTAAGCTTCGACTGTTCAGGGGCTTTGAGGTGATTCATCAATGAATCAGCAGCCTTCTGTACAATATGTTCATTAGTAGAACTTAGAAGGGCGGCTTGGGCAGCAATAGCTTTATGCCTTACAGACGCATACATAATATGGTCAGGAATAAGAGTCTGTTCATAAATCAGAGTGACTAACTTATTCTTATTATAAGTAGAAGCATAAGCTTGCATGTCTTTATTAGAGACATTACGAGCTACCATATCCTTAACTTTATCTGGGAATACTTTCTGATATGCAGCCATTGAACTCATACCTAACATCTTATGAGATACGAAAGCTACAGCATTAAAGTAATCCGTTAGTTTAAATCTACCTTCCTGTAGAACGGTCGCATAAGTTACAGCATTCTTAGCGTATAGTTCTCCGAACTCAGGTTCAGCAACCATCTTGTTCAAATCATCTATAAACTGTGTTGTAATCTTTGCACGATGTTGTTTAGGTAGAGCTTCCTTAAGCTCAGCAATATCGAATGACATATACACCTCTCAGTTAACAAAGTTTAGGGATAATATAGTATGAGTGATATTAAAATCAAACCAAGTAAAGTTGGGTCACTACGTGCAATTGCTAAAAGGGAAGGGGCTATGAACTCTGAAGGTAAAATCTCAGTAGCTTGGATGAGGAAAAAAATGTCTTCTCCGAAGACTTCTCCGGCAGTAAAAAAGAAACTTAACTTCGCACTCAACGCAAGGAAGTGGGACTAATGAAACTAATTAAAGTATATCCTCGTTGGTTATGGGGAAGTATTAGATACCGAACCAAATACAAACATAGGGATTACATCTTACCGAGGGGCTAATGATTTTACTCCAAAGATATAAAACTAAATCTAAGACTCAAGGTTTGGGTCTTAGATTCCATTACCACGCTAATGCCTTTGCCATAACCAAAGAAAAAGGGCTTAGGAAAATGTTCTTAAGTATTGCGTTCGCAGAGAAGCAAATAGAAACAGGGAGATGGTACAAACATTGACTCTACTAAACATATGGAAAGGTACTAATGAAAATACCTATGGCAACAGTATGACTGTCATTGTTTACAAAGGAGTTGTCTATTCAGTTAATAAAGATATTAGACATCTTGGTAATCAAGCTGGAACTACATGGAGGAAATACTGGTATGCGGTTACTCCGAATGCATAACGTCTCTTCAGCATACTTAAGTTCAAGTATCTACTTCGTATTCTACAAAGGAGGGCATTACGCTTTCGACTTATGATATTCAAAAAGACAACAAGAAGAAGAATGTACGACATTATAGGAATGCCTTTGTTTGTACGTACATTGGTTTACAGACAACAAGCAATAATGATTAGAGAATGAAACTACTAAAAACCTACCATCATGTAGAAGACTTAGTACTTCGCATTCCTTTAGGTAAGGGAGTTGTAATAATCACTCTCCCAGCAAACCCTGAATTACAACTATTCCCTTATGGAGTGGAATCAGTAGAAAGACTAATCAAGAAAGGAGATTGGGTACGTAATGTTATTGGTTCAAAACTACTACGAAGTTGAACTTTGGAATTGGTACTTTCCTTACCAAGGTGGGATATACACTGATTATGGTAGAGGAATAGAGTGCAGTCATATGACTGATTGGAACCATTTAATCTTGGTAAGGAGTGTCACACCTTATGAAATTGGTAAGAACATTAATTGAAAGAGTTACAACACCACTTGTTAGTTATACTCCTTTCCCTTTAGAACATGAGTGTAAAGGTTTATACGTAAAGTGGGAAAGGAAACTATTTGTGGAGTTTAAGTATGAGATTACTTAGAACCAAAGTTACTAGGTTATACAGCAGTCTTACATATAAACCTACACCACTTATCTATGACTTAGATGAGAATGTATATGTAAGGTGGTTTCCTAAAGAAAGCGTAAGGGTAACTTATGAAGTTAATTAAGACTTACCCTTTAATGGTTAGATACTCCACTACTTACATCCACAGTATGATGGTGTACAACGCAAGAACACAAAAGAGTATTTGGTTTGAAATTAGTAAGAGTACATAAACACAGTAAAACTCCAGACTGGGTAAGACTAATATCTTATAGAGATACCTTTTACAGGACAGACTCTCACCTACATAAAGTAGCAGTACACAAGCTAATATTTGAAGGTTTCGAACCAATGGCTAATGGTGAAGTGATTGTACGTAAGGAATACAAGGTTGGTTTTTGATGAAACTAGTACGTGTAAGACAAGAGCATTGGTGGACTGCTACCGTAACTGTAGTTTATTACAGAGGTAAGAGGCTTCACTTATATGGTCTATAAAAAGCAAAACCCACTCATCCTTGAGTGGGTATTTTGTCTTCCATGACTAGAACCACTGTCCCTATCCATGTTCTCGTAGTTCTTGAATACATCATAGTAGATTGAACCAATAAAAGATATGGGAGAAGTCTCATACTTTTGTAGGATATCGACCATATTGAAAGGTTTGTAATGAGGTTCAAAATATCACTGAAATTGATAAGGTTATTAGTTTCATTTGTTCAAAAAATGAACTCTTATAGGAAACGTCTCATCTACTTACGAGTGTAGTACTACCTGTCTGGAAGTTTCAAAAAACAAAGGATACCCCCCCGTATCTTTAACCTGTGGAACGCAGAGCGTTATACATGGAATAACCTAACTAACTGGAGAAAATATCATGGGATTCTGGTCATCACTAAACAAAGTAACTAAGTCTGCAACTGAAGTAGTATGTGGTGTAGCTGAGCTAGCATCTGGTACTGTATCTATTGCATCTGACGTACAACAAATGGGTAAGATTACATCATCTACTGCATTACAAGTACATACAGCATCTGCTGAATACAACAAACAAGCTGATATCATCAAAGCTGAAGTACTAGCACAAATGCGTGCTGACGCTGCTGATACTCTTAAAGAGGATATGGCTAAAGCAACTAATGCTGAGGAACGTAAAGCTGCATTCGATAAATTCAAAGAAGTTGAAAAAGAAATTGAAGCACTTACTGACTCTCTTGATTAATACTAATACCTACATCTTCGGATGTAGGTTTAGCTTTTTAACACTTAACACTTAACACTCAACACTGAGATAGATTGATTAAAACTTATTCAATATTCTCATTCTCTATATAGAGTAGATAGAGTGGAGAGACAGATGAGATACAAATTAAAAGTAATTGAGGTATAGAAACAAATAAACTAGACCTTACTCAAATCTCCTTCAAAACTATACCTTCACTAGAACTCTCTGTAACGCATTCTAAGCAATCTTTCCTTTCACCTAATGAATCACATCACTTCACTCCGTGAAGCGTAACTAGAAGCTATTCACTCACTCTAAATAACATTTCCTCTATACCAATCCTATGTCTTAACTACCACTTGAAAGACTACATCTATAACCTAACTAACATATAAAACTAGGTGAATAAAATGCAACTAATACATACATTCAGAAACCATCAATTAATAAATAGTGTTCGCATACATTACTTAGGTACTACTTATGCTGCTAACTATGCTTGGGGTGATGATTGGGGATACTTAAGAGAAGACCCAGCAATTGTCTTCCAAAAAGAAGTAATGTCTGGCTATTACATCATGAGGACAAGAGAGTGATACTAATCCAAACATACAAACATCATGCAATGGAGAAGACTGCTAGATTTAAATACTTGAACCATGCATTAACTAAGACATGGTCTAGTAATTTCTTATCAAGTCTAAGAATACTAATAGGTCAGTCTGCACATACTGATGAATCAATAAGAGATGGATTCTACGTAAAGAGAGAAAGATGCAACTAATAAATACATATGAAGATGTGTCTGTTCCTAAGACTGTCTTTACATTCTTCATAAACTATTCAGTTTATGTCGGACCAACTGGTCAAGATGTACTAAGTAAGTTTCCAAATGAACAGACATGGTTAAATGAGTATCCATATTACAGACGGAGAACCAATGATATTACTTAAACCAAAGATATGTCTTACATCAACTAACGATGTACCAAGATATCTATTTAAGAATCGTGCTTTCGTTAAATACAGTAAACAAGCAATGAGAGTATCGAACCATAACTTATCTAGAGGTAGTGCGGAGTATAAAGATGCAATTACTTAACACATACTATCGTGATGGTAGCCCTAAATATGTTCGCATCATTTACTGTGA